ATTTCCTTTCTTTTCCTTTTTCTCTTTGGCAGCCTTCTTCTCAGCTTTTTCCTTCTTCTCTTTTTCCTGGAGTTTTACCAATTTCTTGTTGTTCTCTTGGTCAGCTTCGGGATAGGCAGCAGCAACTTTGTCTCTTTCCTTATTGAGCTTGTTTACAAGTTCGGTAACCTTTTTACCATGTTTCTTGTCTTTGGTCCAATCCTTAGTAGGGTCCAACTTGTTCTCTTTAAGGTAAGCATCCAAAGCTTTCTTAGCCTTTGTGAGTTCCGGAGTCTTGGATTCCGATTTACTCTTCTTTTCTGTTTTCTTAGCCATTTTCATTTATATTAGGTGAATAATTGAATTTCCTATTTACATAATACCATAGTTATACCTTCCTAATTTGGGTTGGGATTTCTTTAATTTCTAGGATTTCTAAACTGCATTGTTTTAAAACTGCCTCGAGTTGAAGTATATCTTCTACCTCTTTCTGAGATAAGTCCGTAAAAGTTTGTTCAAAAGTTTCTTTCTGTTCCCCCCTTATAAAATTAAATTGGGCAACAATATAAGTCCCATGAAGTTTTTTATTCAGTGCTCCTTTAAGAGATATGAGTTTTCTTTTCAGATAATTACTCTTCAACCTATGGGATTGGTATTCGCCTTTCTTACCCTTACTAAGAGCTACCTTTTTAAGGTACGAAACATAATCTAATTCTCTGAGAGTTTGATTAATGTTTCCCACTAATAATCTTAAGTCTTTTTCCATTTGGGTCTTTGCATTACTTGGTTAGATACTTCCTGAGTTTCTTCTGATAGCATTTCTCTTGCCTCATTTATTATATTGATGGCAAGTTCCCTTTCATCTGGTCCCAGGTTTAATTCTTTATCTTCTAGTGCATCAGTATAAGTATTTATTAGATTATCCAATGCAAGTATTCGAATATTCTTTCGAATTGCTAATTTCTCTTCTTCCATGGGTATAAAAAATTAAAGCCCACTACCTTCACAGGCAATGAGCTTTTGGCTGAACAACGTCCTAAGTGTAGATGTTATTCATATGAACTTAAACTCTAAATATATATAGCAGACATATGGGATAGTAGTTAGTAAGTTAGAGTTTAATCTTCTGATTCTTCCTCTTCTTCTTCCTTAGCCTTTTTGTTTTTCGGAGAACAAATAACGCCATGTCCTTTCTTAGACTTAACGGTAAGAGTTCCCGGAACGAATGAAACTGAAGTTGATACCGGTTTGCCATCCGTAACCAATAC